CTCATCATCCCACCGCCATGTGCGGTGTAGGAACTCTTCACCATCGAAGGGGACAAAACGCTCGAAATCATCAGACTTCGAGACTGTGGTGGCGTGAATGCCAAAATAACCACAACCAAGGCAAAAATTTCTCTGATTAAACCAATCCGCTAGGGAACCAGCTTTAGAGTCATCACCATAGGTTATAAGTGCTACATTAGCATTAAACTTTAAATTGGGTTGAATTTTCACGCGGAGCTTATTCCAAACCATTCTGTAAATAATAGAAAGGCATAAAGAATTAAACTCAGCGGTACCAACCCGGCCACTAATAATAATGTTTGGCATTAGCAATATGTCGTTTTTCACCAGTACGAACGGATACAATCCATCCGTGAGGTAGCCTGTAATAATGGCTATCTCTATCGATGACCAACCACATTTAATCGCCATGCGAATTAATATAGTCATTGCCGCGTGCTTAACTAGCAAAGGCATGCGCGTGTCGAATCCAGAAATGTCAGTCCCGAAGGTCTTATGTAAAACACCCTTATCTTCAAAAATTTCGCGCAGCTTCCCCCATTGAGGGGACATAGCATTAAGGCCAACAGCACATTCGAAGTGCTTACGGTCCTGCTTCATTATGTCTAGGAGAGGTAATAAAAACATCCTTCCAATAACAACATCTGAAATAGGAGTGGCGCAAAATACACGCGGTTGTTTAGTCTTGTAATCATCCCCACTAGGCTGGCGCACTCGCGCCTCAACCTTGAGGGATGCCTTAGATATAGGACAAACGGTTTTCCCGGAAGCGTAAGTGTTGATGTCCTCCATAACGGAGGATAAAATATCATCACTGAGCATCTTACCATCGGGGGCTTGTTCGGTGCAGTTCTCATACATATAGTCTGATTTCTTTCCCTTAAAGCCAAAACCCATCGAGGTTTTCGCGTTCATCGAACGGACTGTGTGAACCTGGTTATCTCCAGCGCATACGCTGTCGATATCCATAGGTCTAACATCCCAATCGACGTCTGCATTCTCGATGTTCTCCCAAAATTCCTCCATTGCGGAAGTAACAGCTTCATAATCGCAGTAATCGGAACTCTGAAAGGATTTACTAGCCCACTTATGGTAAGGTGAGTAGTAAACTAAATCTTCGGTGGCATCGGGAAACTCCTTAAATTCTGGAATCCCCCATTTGTAATTACCATCTGAGTTTTTGGTTTCTACACCAAAATTCTCTGCAAACTCTGCAGTTGGTAAATAATACATATTCGGCTTCGGACGTGTATAGGTTAAGTTTTTAACTGTACCTACATAATCTACAAAACCGGATTGCCAATTAAGAAAACTTTTGGAATCGGGTGTACCTAACACGGGTGGAGACCCTGAAATGTCAAAATATTTAATTTCACCTTCAGGCATCAGAGGAGCTAATTTCCTCTGTGGTTTGAGTTTATCAATACCATCTGTACAACTTTCCTAGTAAAGGCAACCGCCATACAGCGATTATCTTGTGCTCCTGCACAATGAAAGCCATACAAGAATGTACCTGCTCCAATAGTGAAACAAATGGGTGCTCCACAGAGTCCAACTCTGTGGTCTGCATAGTCATAAAATAAAACTTGCTCCAACCTGGTGTTGAGAAAAGGCTCATCAGAACCAAATGTCACTGACACATTTCTCGGTAATTCATCATGAATGAACCCAGGTGACAACTGATTAAAGAACCAGCGATCTTTATGGTAATCTTTCGCCATCCACTTTAATAAGCTTTTGCATTGTAAAGACGGAACGTAAACTAATGCACGGTCACTTCCTAAATCAATGTAATGA